CCAGAAATCGCAATAGAGGCTGATGTACCCCCCGCTGTGACGTTATTCAACGTCAACAACCGACCAGATGCCCCCGAACCAGTAAACGCAGCAACTGTCATTGTCGTGGCATTTGGAATACTAATTGTGTTGGCGGCAGTAGTCGCAGCATAGGTACTAGTTATGTCTGCAGCTGTGAATCCGTTGGCAATGGTTAACGCGCCAGCCCCACCGTTATTTAATGTGCAGTTATATACTGCATTTGCCCCACCGTTAAAGGTTTTGGCAGCACTACTTGTTAGCGATATAGACCCTGTGCCTGTCCCTGCGGTAGTTGTAAATCCAGATGGTGTAGAGTTATTAAACGCAGTAGTTCCAAACGCAGAAATAGCTAAAGAACCACCATTAAATGTTATGTTTTTAGTGCCCGCCCCAGTAAGAAACGTAGCCGTTGCGGTCGCAGATAATGTTAATGTTTTTCCATTAAGGTCTAAAGTGCCATTAGTAAGCGTTACTGCCCCCGCTGTCGCGCTGCTTGTTGTGACCGCCGTGCTAAGTACCCAAGTGCCACCTACCCCGTTAAATGTAATCCCCGCAGAAATTGTCGTTCCGTTTGTCGCTATTGTTTTGCTAGTAGTTGCATTAAATGTAATTTGACCCGTTGCACTCCACACCGTACCCGCCAGCAAGGACATTGAGCCACTAACAGTTAACGTCCCTGTACTTGTAAACGTCACCGTACCAGCGGAAACGGTAATATCAAGAAGCGTTCTAACACCTCCAATGGCAACGCCATACGTCCCTGCTTGATCAAAAAATACAGCATCAGACGAGGTTGGAATACTTGCACCGCCAGCCCCACCAGACGATGCAGACCAGTTGGTGGTGTTTGTCCCATCCCAATTTCCTGCACCCCCTACCCAGTATCTATTTGCCATGTCTACTCCTGCGCCTCAACAGGCACTTCTTCAACAGGCGCGGTAATGGCGGCAATCCAGTTATCTAGCCGGGATTGCTTCATGGCCTCAATCTCTGCATCGCTTGGTAATTCATCGACAAAATGCAAAGCATCTGAAAATCTGCCATAGGGAGTATCAAAGTTGAAGTTGATTATCATGCTGAAGCTATACAACGCCATTTAGAAGTGAGGCCGTTGTACATGAAGCCAACAGTCCTGGGAAGGGTAGTCGAACCATTTGAAGGTGTAGGTACAGTCACATCGCTGTTTTCAGTATTTACCCAAGTAATAGTCTGAGTCGCCGCACTAAAGTCATAGACCCGCACAATAGACATTTGACCATCAACGGCACTTGCTGTTGCCATTGTAATCGTCATTGTTGCCGCTGAACTGTTAGTAAAGTTGTTCAGCCGGTTTGTGATGGCAACCGTACCAGCATTGCTTGTTACAGTAACAACATTGGCACCATTGATGACTTGGGGTACTGTAAGCCCACCGTTAAACGTGGCGGCAGCACCGTTCCAATACGCCCGGACGTTAGCTTGCCCGTCTGACAACACAATGTAATTAGAGCCAGTTGCAGAAATAGGTGCAGCAGAGCCGGTGTATCCACCAATAACTACGTTGTAGGTTCCAGAGGTGATTGCAGAGCCTGAACTATACCCAAAAGCTGCATTGGTTGTGCCTGTTGATAAATTAAGAGCTTGGTAGCCTACGGCGGTGTTAGCGTTAGACGTTGTGTTTGTGATCAGTGCAGAGTTGCCGACTGCTACGTTGTAGCTGCCAGATGTATTAGATTGCAAAGCACCGATACCAACGCCAACAATATCAGTACCCGTGCTGCTATATGCCGCATAAACGCCTATTGCAGTAATGCTAGTTCCTGTTGCGTTTCTTGCAGCATTATTACCTACGGCAGTCATGTAATTGCCAGTAATGTTTGTATATCCAGCAGCATTACCAATCAACGTATTGCCTGTTGCCGTAGTAACTGCTTGTCCTGTTTGGTTGCCAAGACCAGTATTACCCCCGGTAGTTGCAGACGAAAATGAACTGTATCCAACAGCAGTGCTACCGATGCCAGTATTGCTGTTTAACGCAGCATAGCCAACAGCGGTATTTTGGTCTGACGTTCCGTTTTGCAACGCGCTTCGACCAACGGCGGTATTCCCATTTCCTGCTACGTTATTCAGCAACGCTTGATAGCCAACGCCAGTATTATTCCCGCCCGTGGTGTTTTTTAGAGCTTGATAACCAACTGCCGTTTGAAGCGTGGAAGTTGTGTTTGAAAGCAGAGCTTGGTAGCCTATTGCCACATTCGATGCTACTTGACCACCACCAAGACCTACCGTAAGGGTATTGATAGACGCATCTGCGGAAGTGGTCAACGTACTGCCTACCAACGTCAATGCAGCAGAACCAGCAAACGCACCCGCATTGTTGTACTGAATTTGTGTAGTCGAACCGCCGGGACTGCCGCCAGAAGCAGGAGTTGCCCACGTTGGAACACCCGCGCCTGCGCTGGTAAGCACTTGTCCGAGGGTGCCTGCCGCGGTAAAGTTGTACGAAGTCCCATCGCCATACGGAACCGCGCCAGCGGTGGGCGCTGCCGTACCATTCGTCCCACCGTTGGCAATCGGCACCGTGCCAGAAATTGCATGCGCCGCGTCCCAAGCCACCGCACCAGTGGCGCTAAACGATCCATCTGACGGCGTGGTGTGGTTGATTGCTACGGTCATGCGAGGAACCTCAATTTGTAAAGGGTCCGCAAATAAATTTCAACAATGTTGTCAATAAGTTGCTGCAACGAAGTGTCATCTTTACCAACCACTTCGTACCGCATATCCTCAAGCTCTTTCAACTGCTGTTCAAGAAACTCAATAATATTAGTTGTTTTCTTGGCTGACATCAGCGTAATCGGGCCAATTAGCCCGTGTCTGCCTTGGTACGCCTCCGCAAAATCATCTGCCGCACCAATAATCCGGTCGTAGAAAATGTTGAGCGCAACGTGCTTGGAATACGAACGTGTGTTTAGATGGACGCTATGCGCCACATCACGCGCCAAGAACAGCATGCCCATAAAATCATTGCATTTCATTTGGCGTCCCTTGTGGCTGTTGCTCCATGCCCTCTTGCTGCATCTCAGGGCCAACGTCCATGTCTCTGCCGGGCATCTCGTTAATCAAATCGCCCGATGTAATCATGCCATGAATCGTGCCCATAACAATGTCTTGAATCTGATCTGGTGACATGCCGGCCTGCACCGCACTGATCCGCTTAGTCTCGGCATCGTAGGCTTTGACTTGGCTGTCAAACTTCTTGACCTCAATGTCCTGCGCCTCAATTGAGTTGTGGACGTTTTGCAGCATTTGGTGCATCTGCTGCATCTCTTGGCCCATTGCCTGCATCTGCTGGTTGGCAGCCTGCAATGCTGGATCGTCGTCGTCCGACAACAGCTTGGGGTCAATCGTCTTGGCAAACCGGGCGGCCATCTCTTGTGCGCCGGGCCAGTCCATGTTCTTCACAAACAGGTCGCCAGCCACCGCCCACAGTTGCGGGTTGCCCTGCAACAGTTGGCTCATAGCGTCGAGTGACTCCTGCCGCTTGGTCATGTAGCTAGGACCAGTCGTCACCGCTACGTCGTAGATACCCACGCCGGGGTTGTAAATCTTCTTGATGACAATGCCACGCTCGTCCACGATCTTCTTGACCGGCTCGGCCTGCATAGGGTCAATCGACGCCTTGTCAGTCTCACCGTCAACGCCGATAATGCGGGCAATACGCTGCGTGTCGTAAATCTTGGGGATCATGTCCACCAACTGCCGGGTGCAGTACCGGATCGCCCGCGCCAGATTGTCCACATAGTGGTAGGTGCCGGTGTCGGACTGCTTCTCGCGCGCAAGGATTGCTCGGCCCGACCGTTCGTTGCTGGTGGCGCCGAGGCTAGAATCGTACTGCCCGGTTGCGCTCTTAATGTCGTCCGACGCCCCGGCTTTGGCCTGCAACAGGCCGCTGGACGCCATTGGCGGCTGCGCGCGCTGCGGCAGCGGCACCATCGACCCTTGGCCGTCGGTTACGTCAGGATTGACCTCCAGATACGGCCAGTTGGTCGTATTAGCGGTCTTCCACTGCTGTTCGTAGCCCTCAAACTGACCGCCGTACCCAATAAACGGTGCTTTGGGCGCCAGAGCAAGCATTTCCGCTTCTTGGGACACCCAATAGTTGTACATGCGTTGAGCGTCTTTGGCGTTGCGAACAAGGCCAGAAACGTACATTCTGCCGTCAATTTCAAACTCATTGCCGACCACCCGCACCACCGGAATCCACTTACCGGGCCAGTCGCGCTCGTCCAACACCTCAAAACCATTGGTTTTGCACCACTTAACCGTTTTAACGTCCACATTGCGGGTCTTAATGGGCTTCATGCCCATCGCCGCCATTTGTTTATCCTCCGGGCTGCCCATCATTGCCGACACATTGCCGTGATACAGGTGCAGCATCTTGGATTCGTGCTTGATGTAAAAATACTCGGCAACTCGCACCGTGTCGTCCATGATCCACGAGCTTAACTGGCCATCGCCCACGCCATACGGCAGGCTGGACAGAGGGCTGGCGTCGGGAAACTGGCGCTCGTACTCCTCTTTGGTCATTTCCTGATTGATGAAGCACCACTCCGCGTCCGAGCCGCAAGGGTCTTGGATGGTTGGGTCCATGTAGACGCTGAAACTGTCCCGAATCCGCCCAATCCGCAGGTCTTGGTCAAAACTGTTGTCGTTGCAGTACTCGGTCAGGATACGGAAGTACCCTTCCCCAAACGTCACTTGATTATCGCAAGCCGTATCGTAAGCAACGTCAGCGTCGCTGATGTACTCGATGTGCCGCACGATGCCGTTGAAGATTTCAGCAACCTCAATGTCAGCTTTATCATCCGCAGGGATGACCTTGCCGCTAGGACGGTTCTGGCGCTGGTCGTTGGTGACCTGTAGGACGTGCTGTGGCAGCTTGTTGATGGTCAGGCAAGGCCGAGCATTGATCGTCTGCCCTTGGATCGACCCACGAGTCGCTAGGACGTCCGCCGGCCACTGCCACTGATTGTCTGGACTAGCGGCACGGAAACGCAGGTCGTCTAGCTCATCCTCGCGGCTGTCAGAGTAAGCGGCAATCGCCATTGTGAGCCGACCACGCATCGTAGCGAGCATATCCTTGTCGTCACGCTTACCGCCCGACGATACTACGCCTGCCTCGGCAACGCCGTTGTCCACTATTTACCCTTTTTCTTTGCGGCTTCGCGCTTAACTGAATAGGCTATCGCAACCGCTTGCTTGATAGGCTTACCTGCTTTAACTTCCGCTTTGATGTTTTGGCGAAAAGCTTTAGGCGTGGTTGTTTTGGTGAGTGGCATTATTTCTTCGCCGTCTTGGCTGATTGCTTGAACGCCTTGGCAGTCGGTGCGCCGGGTGTGCCCGGCTTACGCATCTTCTCTTTACTGCCCGCAGCGATGCGTTCTTGCTTCTTATGGATGTTGGAGTAGAGGCCGGTTTTCATTAGCATTTCCACCTTTTCAATGCCGCTTTAGCACGCGGGGCATCGCCAGACGCATGAGCAACTACGCCGCCCATTCTGGCGCAAAATGACGACTTGCGCCCTTTATCTGCTTCCGTCTTAGGGCTGGGCGCGGGGGCTTTCAGATTGCTGCCCGTCGCGTTGTTGTACTTCTCCCGACCCTTCGCGGTCAAACCCGCACCCTTACTGACCGGCAGCTTCTCGCCACGACCAACTGATAAGGATACGGACTTTTTCATAGCAAATGAATAATTGCAAAGTTCAGCACAACCGCCTCGGACAACGTCGTTGATGCGGTGATGTTTCGCAGGTTAATCGTAGCAGAGCCGGCAACCAGACTGGTAACCCACACGTTATACGAAGCCACCGTTGCGCCGCTGGCAATGGTTAGCACTAACGTGTCTTTGGCCGAAATGGTTGAGTTGGTCAGCGTAAACCCTACGTTGGTAGCGCCGGCCAACGAAGCGTTATTCATAGTGATCTGGCCCGAAGGCTTGTTCAACGTCACGCCAGTGGATTTGCTAGTCAGTTGCGTTACGCTGCCCTGACCACCTGTTGCGTAACCTAGCGTCACGTTGGCGGCAAGCGTATCCGCACCACTAATGTCTTGGTCGCTGTAGGCAATACCAATTGATTTAGAATTTGCCACGGTTAGCTCGCGGTGGTGATTGCAACCCAAGTCGTAGCACCGTCCGAGTTCACATACATCCGAGTGCTGGTGCTAGTCCCGTCCGAACGCAGGTACAGCGAACCCTTGGCAGCAGTAACCGTAGGGGCGCCGGAGCCAAGGTAGATACCAAAGCCTGCCGTAGCGGTAGCCAGAAACGCGGACTGACCACCGGCGGTGATTGCCGTGCCACTGCGCGCCGTGCTGGTGCCGGTAACAGAATTGGACGCACCAGTGATGGTGGTAAACGCGCCTGTTGACGCGCTCGTTGCGCCGATAGGCGTAGCGTCCAGCGAACCGCCGCTGATAGCTTGGTCACTGTAGGCAATACCGATTGATTTAGTATTAGGCATGTTAACTTCCCATCCAAGATTGTGTACTTGCAAGATTAGAACGACGCACAGGCTCAGTATACTCGCGGTGCGCCACAGGAAAAGCAAAAGTTACTGCCAATGCGTCCGCCGCGTCTGGCGAGGCCAGCCCCCGGCTACGCATCTCTTTCTTACCTTCTAGATAAATCGTGCCGCTGCTGTCCGGCTTTTTCATGGGGCCGAGCAGGTCCGCGCGCAGTTGGCGATCAACTGGAATAGACGCTGTTTTGAGCCAATCTTTCATGGTGCCCCACATTTCTGCGCGCTTGTTGCCCCACATGACCGGGTTTTTGGCCTTCCAGCCAAAGTTTACCCCACGAACTTTATACCGCTGTTCTGTCAATCG